CTCGGGTGGAGCAGAAGCTACTTACTGCGAACACTATATATGCCAACTCAGTTGAAATCAAGCTAACGCGGAACTGGCTTGCCGTCATTACTTTTTGCGAATCGCCGAACAAGAAATCTTAAATGTGTCTGCTTTGTGTGGTGGTACCCCTATATCTTGTATTATATAGTGGTACCCCTATAATAATAAGTGTCGAAAGGCAATAAGGCTTTTCGAAAGACAGAAAGGAGCAAGGCAATGAGCATCACGTTCAGGGTTTGGCGATTAGCAGTCACCGTCCAAATCCGCTTCCGCCTTCTAAACAGACGGTAAGCGAAGGGTTGCCCGCTCGGCGGCGGGCAACCCGCCCACCTTGAAATGATGCCCAGAGCCTTTAGCGAAAGGATACAGCATGGCAGATGCGCGAAGCAAGGCAACGGAGAAGTACCGTAAAGCGAACGTCAAGTCGTTCAACGTGAAGTTCTTCCCGTCTGATGCCGAAGTCCTGGAATACTTCCAAGGAAAAGAAAACCGCAACCAATACATCAAAGACCTCATCAGAAAGGACATGGAATCGACGAAAAGCCCCAAGACCTACGTTTTCGAGACGGTCAACGAAGGTGACGTGACGATCACTATCTCCAGCGAGCATGTCGGCGGGTGCGTTGACGTGGAAGCTGACATTTCAAGCACTGGAGACCATCGCGAGTGGACGGAGGTCGATGGCGGAAGCGTTGAGGAAATCTTCGAATGGCTGATGGACAAGGGTGTTGAGTTCGAGAGCGACCGTTCTCTTTGGCTCAACTTGAATTATGTCGAGCAAGTCATGATTGACTGCTCGAAGACGGAAGAGCAGCTGCTCGATTACGCAGCGAGCATGACCGACGAAGAGCTTAAGAAGTGGCGAGAGTTCTACTTCGACATCTAAACGCAAAAAGCCCGCACCCCATTACAGGGTGCGGGCTTTTTCTGTGCTATTTAAGAAGTTCGTTTACTCGTTTTTGCACTGCATCGAAGTTTGCTCCGAGCTTGGCACGGCGCTCGTTGCCGTCTCCGTACTCACCTCGAATCACGGCGCGAGCGAGCGCGTCAATGTCAACACTTGAAGAGCGTGCGTTGACGCGTGCCTGTACCTCATCATAGCGAGAGCCAAGAATGGCGCGACGCGTATCGCCGTTGCCAAATACTCCGTTGAGCACATCTTTGGCGAGATCGTCGACGCTGGAAGAGCTTACGCGGTTGATTAGCGCCTGCACCTCATCATAGCGAGACCCAAGGCGCTTGCGGCGCTTGTCTCCATTGCCGTACTCCCCGCGCATGACCGCTGCAGCGAGATCGGCAGTAGAGCCATCAGGACGATTCTCAGCCGCGCCACCAGTCTCAACTTTCTCGCCATGCACATACTTAAACCATGCCTGCTTGTCCATGTAGGCGATATCGAGATCAAGATACTTGTCGTATCCGTTCAGGCGTCCGTGAGAAGAGTACTGATGGATGACGCAACTGTTCCAGGCACCGAATCCGCCATCAGGAAGCCAGGGAGAGTCTTGATACCCAGTGTCGTTATTGCTGGCATACTGTGCCACCCAGAGCGCATGATTCTTCGCAATCTGCGACCAGTCTTCCTCCGTGGTGACGCTGCGACTCATGTAGACGATGCATCGAACTCCGGTGAGCTCGTAGATCCTATCAAGGAACAACTTAGCTTTATCGGTGCCGATTTGTCCATAAGCCTCATAGTCGAGCATTGGGATGCCGCAGCCGAAGTAATTCTTGCAGTTGGCGTAGAAGAACTCGGCCTGCTTTACCGGGTCGGACTGGTCGAGGAAATGATAGAAGCCATAGAGCTTCTTCTGGCTGATCGCCGTCTGGATAAACGGGTCGCAGGTCGAATACACCTTGTCGATGCCCTCTGTCGCCTTGCAGAATACGAAATCGTAATCGATTTTAGTGAGGTCAAGACCTCGCTGGTAATCGGAAATGTCGATGCCCTTCATCGTCATCGCGCATCACCCCTAATAGCGTTGAATGAGCCGAAGCAGACGGCTTCCAGCTCTCCCCTTGTCCATGTTTTGATTGAGTTGGCTCCATCGTCCGGGTCTCTGAGCGCATACGTCCCGTCATCGTTCGCGCGCCATATCATCACGACGTGACTACCGTATTCACGGTCTCCCAGCTGACCGCTGACGCCGGCGAATACTATCCATCCATCGTCGACATAATCGAGGGCGCTGTCTGTGCTCCAGAAGGTGTCAACTCGGTCGTAGCCGTATTGGCTATTGAAGAACTGCGTGAACTTCGCCATGTCGTTCACTCGGTCTGTTAGGCACGTTTCGCCCACGATGTTTGCGAGAGAATCAGGTGTCACCGGCGCGCCCTGCTCGTAGCTCAGTGCCATTGCCGCGCAGGTAAGGCCGCACCCGTAGGTGCCAATGGTCTCGTCGCTGTAAGCGGTCGATGACCATTGCGGGTCTTTCTGCAAAAAGAGCGGCATATAGCCGCTCTTATCCGAAGCCTTTTTGTCGTAAATCGGCTGCGCGTCCTGCAATCCGTCACTGTATCCGCGCTCGTAGGTCTTTACGCTACTTACGCTGTCCGCCTGCACATGGTCGGTGGCGATTCCGATCCAAGTGCCGAAACCGATTGCAATGCCAAGAAGCAGTGCGGCAGCGAGCCTGAGCCTAGCCGCGCTTGAACACTTCATCTGCGACCGTCTTAGGGTTTACAGCGTCTGCGTCCGCGTGCTCGAAGATCTTCATGACAGGAAGGTCTGCAAGCTCTGGATAAGCCTTGCAAAGGTTCTCCATGATGCTTGCGACCTCCATGAAGATGATCGCGAGGCACACGACATAGATTGTCACGCCGCCGAAGCCGAGACCTGCGATGTGGGAGCTGAGGATTTCGATGCAGATTGTTAGCATGATGATAAGCGACAATACCGCCTTGTGGCAGAGACCGGCGCGCATTGTGGAGCTGCGGAACTCGCGATTCATGATTGCCTGGATGATGCCGCTCACCATGTCGAAGAGCATGAGGATGAATGCGCCAGCGATAGCCCAGACCTGCTGCTCGGTGAACGTGTAGATAGGTGCGAAATCCATTTAACTATTCCTCCTTGTCAGTATCTTTTTTGGCTGCTTCGAGCAATTCCGCCACGGCGGCGCGCCAACGTTTCGGGACGCTCTCAAGCGTGCGCCTCTCATACTGGACGGCTTCGAAGTAGATCTTCGCCATCACTCTTCACCTCCAACGATGTCACCGATCTCCAGCAGTGCCGCGTTGGTGTCTTCAAGTGCCGCCCTCGTTGCGGAAAGCGACTCGATGATTTTGTCGATGCGCTCGGTATCGGTGAGACCGTCATCTTCGTGCGCGGCCCAGAGCTCATCGAACGCGGCGTTGACGCCTTCGAGCGTCGGTACACCAGCCTGGACGAAGTGAATCTCATCGGCGCGGTAGAACTCGATGGCGTTGCCGGCTTCTCTTCCATTGTCTGCGACGTCCTTCTGGATGTTCTTGCGCATCCAAACGTCAGACGTGAGACCGTCGGCACGCGCTTCGATTAGCACAGGTGCGAGCGGTGTTGCCGATACTGTCTGATAACTCATGTTTCTTCCTTCCCGCAGCACTCACGTGCCGCCTTGCCATTTTGAATACCTGGTCAAATCCGTTGTCCTTAACCAGGTTGCTCGAATCTGAGTGCTTGAACCAGCCGTTGTAGCTCGTCACGCGCCTTGCGCGCTTGAGAGTGGGTAAACGCCTGTATTTCCGATATGCCCGACACGCGCGCAAGAACAGCGACGGTCGCAGCGTTACGCGGTTTGGTCGCACGGTGAACCCGACGACATCCACCGGCTCATCGTTCGATATTCGGCAGATTTTCCATGCCTTGAGATGCAGCCCGTAGCGCTTAAGGAGGAGTCTTTGCAATCCCCTTGCGGCACTTCGCAAGTTGCGCTTGTCCTGGCTGAATAGATAGATGTCATCTGCGTACCAAAGCTGATGAGACACCATCGCGACCCTGTTACCTCGTCGCACCTTATGCATATCCTCTACGGCGTGGTAGCCAAAAGACAGCACGAGCTGCGCCATGCGGAGGCTGAAGTAGCTGCCGATCTCAAGCCCGTCATCGTATGTGGAGAGCAGCGTCCTGCATACATACATGACTGTAGGGTTCCGTACATAATGGTGAAGGACGCCCATCACCACGTCTGTCTTGATTGACGGATAGCATTTGCGAATGTCAAGGTGGACGAAATAGCCGCCCTCCTGAGACCAGCGGCTCACGGCATTCGCCGCCATAGTCTGCCCCTTGCCCTTGACGCTCGAAACCTGCCAGAAGCCAACCTTAGCGTGCAACAAGTCATGAAGAGCCTCAATTGCGACGTAATCGCAGACCTGCTGCTTGACGCTCTCCACGCCGATGAGCCGTAGCTTTCCGTTGGTTGGCTCGCGGTACCAATGGCGTCTGATCGGTTGAAATGCCAGCGAGCGATGGCAAATCTCGCCCTCGATCTCAGCCAGAAGCGAAGCCACGCTGCCGTATTCAATCGGCACGCGCCAGGCGTTCTTCTTGCCTGCCGGTGCCTTAAGCCAATTACCGTAAGCTCTATAAATGAGGGCTCCGTCTATGCGAAGCCCTCTGCAATATGTTTTCAATTTTCAGACCGTTTCTCTCTGGATACTGTCTGAGGTTTCACCTGTCGGCTACTAACCCAGTGGTCTTAAAGCCATTTCAGTCAGTTGACCCAGGCCAAATGCCCGCTCGCCACCAGCGGCGGCGGGTAGTCGCGGCGGAAGTATATGTGTAGCTGGAATGATTGCTTGTTTTGTCCAGATAGGCGCGAGCCGATGTTCCACCTGGCGTTGCCGGTGCCGTTGTTGCCGTTGACGTACCAAAGGCCAGCATTGCCCCTGTTCCTCAAGTTGCCAAGGGAAAGCCAACAGAACATGACAGCCCGCGCGCCGCGAATCCCTGCTTGTTTTCATAAGGGGACAAGTCCCCTCGCGGCTTACGCCGCTTCACCCCTAGAGCGACCATTGGCAGAGCGGCGCGA